AATATTGATGTTGCTGCAGCAGCTACTACTGGAATTGGTTCTAACTTATATGAAGTAAGTCAATTTAAATTCCCAACAAAGGGAACTTCATTTAGAAAAGGAGATGTTTTCAGACCTGTTGGATTGGTAACTGATAGATTAGTTTATGAACCATCAACAGATTTCAGGTTTACTGTAAATGAAGTATTTACTGATACTTTTGGTTCTTGGAATGTTGGAGAATTTGATTTTATTGATTCTATTGAGAGTTTACAAGATGGTGAAAGAAGGAGATTCCCATTGAAATTTAATGATGAATTAGTAGCATTTAGAGCAGATACATCTTCTTCTATAGATGTTAATAATCTATTATTAATTTTCGTTAATGGTGTTCTACAAGAACCTGAATTTGCATACTCTTTCTACGGTGGTACAAGTTTTATATTTACTGAAGCACCTGATGAGAATGATAAGGTAACAATTTTCTTCTATAAAGGATCTAATGATGATATTTCATTCACTGATGTAACAGAAACTATTAAAGAAGGTGATGAAGTTCAGGTAATGAAGAGAAATGGAGTAGATGAATCTCTAACTCAGAATAAGAGAACTATTATTGGAATAACAACTTCAGATGTAATTGAAACTAATTTATATTATAAGCAAGGAATAGATGAAACTACCTATCGTCCTTTAAAATGGATTAAGCAAAAAACTGATAAAGTTATTAATGGAAATATAATTGATAAGTCAAGACTTCAAATTGAACCATTAGTTTTCCCAAATGCAGGAATAATTTCTGATATTCAATCTACTGATGATATTTTATATGTTGATTCTGTTGATTTATTTGAATATGATTCTCCAGTTAATTTCGATGTTCGTATTGTCGATCAATCTCAAAATCCAGAAAGAGCTTCTCTTACTGCTGTAGTTTCTATTGCTGGAACAGTTCAATCAATCACTGTAAACAGTGGTGGAGTTGGATATGTTGGAGTATCAACTTCTATTTCTATTGGTGTTCCACAAACAGGCATTACTACCTTTGTACAGGCAGATGGTTCGATTGGTATAGGAACAACTGCAACTGCAACCGCAACCATAACAGGAGGAGTTATTTCATCAGTTGATGTTGTAAATCCAGGACTTGGATATACAACTGCTTCTGTTCCTCAAGTTATTGCACCATTACCAATACTTACTCAGGAAACTATTAGTGATGTAAGTGATGTTAAGGGATTCTCAGGTATAATTACTGGAATATCAACAGCATCTGGTAGTGGTAGTAATCCTTTAGCACTTCATTTCTTCCTTGAGAAAGATACTGGCACGTTT